CAAACCTTTTATTTGTCGGTAACGCGGGTATTGGTAAAACGAGTTTAGCTAAAATTCTTGTAAATGATATTTTAGGTTGCCAGTATCTCTACATTAATGCATCAGATGAAAACGGTATTGATACAATTAGACATAAGGTAATGAACTTTGCTCAAACAATGAGCATTGATGGTAAGATTAAAGTTATTATATTAGACGAATGCGACGGGTTGTCGATTGATGCACAGCGTGCACTAAGAAACACTATGGAAGAATTTGCTGGTATTACACGCTTTATTCTTACCGCAAATTACAAGTACAAGATCATACCTGCACTTCAGAGTCGTTGTCAGAGTTTTGATCTAACACCTCCTATCGATCTAGCTGTAAAGAGATGCGCTAGTATCTTAAGAAACGAAAATATTACTATCCCTGATAATCAGAAAGTTAAGCTTGTTGAGTTTATTAAGAGCACGTACCCAGATCTCCGTAAGTGTATTAACGAACTACAGAAGTTTTCGTTTTCTGGTGAATTAATTCTCAACGATACTAAGAACAATAAAGTTCTCGAGCTCATCTTTAACGAAATAAAAAAGAAGAATATCGAGTCTCTTCGTAAAGCTCTAATAGAAAGTGAACATACTTTTAACTCTGATTATGTTCTCTTACTGCGTAATTTATTTAATTATGTCGATGAAGCTGAAACAAATGCCGATCTAAAACGCTTTTATCTATTAACGATTGCTGAATTTATCTATAGAAGTAGTTTTGTAGTTGATCAAGAAATCAACTGCTACGCATGCTTAATTCAGCTATCCGAAATTAAGCTTTAGGAAGATAAGCTGCTGTATAAGAAGCGGGATCAGTGTGACCTGCAGCAGGTGCAGCAGGGATCTTTGTATTGACGTTCTTGAGCTTGCTATCGGTAGGAGCGAGCTTATTACCACCGCGATCAGCTGTACGAGTACGAGCCGGTGAATAAAAGGGTACTTCTTCAGCTTCGTCCTTTACTTCAACGGGCTTGATCTTGATCTTGTTGTCGTACTTGTGCTTGTCAGGTACCTCCTCAAGACCAGGAACGGTGTCAATTTTATCAAGCATACCAACGTGAACGATAGCTGTCTTAATAATTCTTCCACCGCCTTCATCAACACCGATTTCAACGGTAAATTCAGGACCCACGTCATCAGGGTTACCTGTTCCCATAACAGCAGGAAATTTATTAATAACATTAGTAACACGTAAGGTAAGACCGCTTGCAGCAATGTCCTTAATATTCTGAACGAGATCCTCAGCTTGTGTTTTAACGAAATAGTGCTTAAGAGCATCGGCCTTGAGCTTGACAATATCGCCCTGAAGGAAACCTCCGTGATTATAACGGGTCAACCAGCTCTCGTAGAGTCTTAAAAAACGCTTATTCATGTGTAATATTATTTATTGTCCAGGGCCCAATAAACCAATCATTGAAACACCAAAACACCGATAAATATATATGTGGCAACTATTAAATTAAGTTCATTAACAAAGCAGCCCGCTAAATCTAATAAAGGCTACACATATAATGATTTACATCTAGACTTTACACCTGTCTATTATAACCCACCATACGGTTCATATACACAACATAATGAACTACAACATAGTAATGAAATTGTTGATATTGTTGCTGATTATGATTTAGGAGCTATAGCTAACTCTTTAAAAAATATATTCATTACAATACCCGGACAGAAAATCTTAAATCCTCTTTTTGGACTCAATTTAATGCAATATGTCTTCGAGGCTTGCGATCAAGACATGGCAAATATCATCGGTAATGAGATTGTAAGAGGTATTACAACATTCGAACCAAGAGTATCGTTAACTAACGTTACTGTTATAGCACAGCCGGACCTACAACAATACAATATTACTATTTCTTTCACTGTTCCAACAATAGGAACAACTAGTTTTTCCCTAAATGGTACATTAAGTACTTCAGGATTTGTCTACGTAACAACTCAATAAACTAATATGGCCGCACCTAATAATAATCAATATAACGACTTTAATCTACCTATAAATGGGTATGCAGCGTTTGATGCTTTAAGCTTAAAAAATCTTATTATTGCGCGTTTGAACACATCTAACGCATATACTGATCAGCGCTATGAAGGTAGTAATATGTCTGCTGTTATTGACATTATTGCTTATGCCTACCATGTACTTCTTTTTTATCTGAACAGAACAAGCGCTGAAAGTACCTTCACTACAGCTGAACTCTATGAAAATGTTAATAAGATTGTAAAGCTTATTGGTTATAATCCTATCGGCTTTCAAACTGCAATTTTACCATTTCAGGCTACCGGTAACGCAAATCTAGGCAATAATACCTACACCATCCCACGCTATTCATATTTTACACTTAACGGTACAAACTACTCTTTTAATGCTGACGCTACATTTACGTATAACAACACTACGGGTAAGCCCACAGTAATAACTGATCTACAAGATAACACCTTACTCTATCAAGGCACATATACAGAATACCCGACATATATAGCTGCCGGTGCACCGTTTGAAGTAGTAACACTAACAGTAGTTGACCCGACGGGTAAAAATATTAACATTGATCATTTTAATATTGATGTTTATGTAAAGGATGGCAATAAGCCGAATGCACCCTGGGTTCAATGGTCACCTACACAATCACTCTTTTTAGAACGATCAAACGCTACAAAGTATGAAATTCGTTTAAATGAAAATGGTAGATATGAAATTAAGTTTGGTAACGATGTAACCGGTCAACAGTTAACACCAAATGCACAAATTGCTATTTACTATCTCAAGTCAGACGGAGCAGCGGGGCAAGTTGGTCCTGGTATTCTTAACAACAAATCACTTTATTATTACAGCACAGCAAGATATAACAGTATTATTGCAAACGTTATCCCTGCAAATTTAAATATCATTAAATCAACAGATTCAGCAAATATTACTTTTACAAATACCGATCCTTCAACAAATTTCGTTACCGCTGAAAATGCTGATAGTATAAAGCTCAACGCTCCTAATACTTTTAGAAGTCAGTATAGGTTAATTACTCCTGACGATTTTACAAACTATATCAACAAAAACTATAGTAATATTATCGTGTCGACACGCGCTGTTAATAACTGGGATTATATTTCCGGAAATCTAAAATACTATTTTGACCTCGGTGTAACAAATCCTAATACACAATCGCGCGTACTTTTTAACCAAGTAAAATTTGCTGATTCAAGTAATTTTAATAACGTCTATATCTACGCGGTTCCTAAACTTGCGAAGAACACGTCACTTGCTACTCGAGTCAATTATCTAAATAATGCACAAAAACAGCTCATTATAAATCAAATTTTGAATTTAAAGCTGACAACAGCTGAAGTTATTGTTAATGATCCTGTATATGTTGAAGTAGCGCTTGGCGTTGCTGTTCCGGGTGCTAACTTAACACCGCTAATTAGTAATAGCACACAGCTTGTAATTACACGTGAAATTACATCTAATACAACAGTAGCGTCAGTTCAAAACCAGGTAGCTAATATCTTTAAAAATTATTTCGCTACAACAAATGATAATCTTGGGTTACTTATTGATATAAACGGTAAACTCACCAATCAAATTCTTGCTATCAATGGCGTAACAAGCGTAACCACACAATATACTGATGCTGATGGGCAGGTACACTCTGTACCAGGGGTAAGCTTATTAATCTACAACCCTGTTTACCCATACAATGATATTAACGTATATACACAAAATGTACCGCTACCGTATTTTAAATACCCATATTTAAAAGATGCATATAATTTTAGCAAAAAAATAAGTGTTGTAACACCGTCTATTCAAACTCTTACAAAGTAAAAGCTAATGTCAAATAGTCTCAATCATACATATCTTTATTTTAATGTTGTAGACTATACAAACAATAACACACTCTCAACATTTACCTTGAGTGGCACTCCACTCACATTTATACCAGATTTTACTACATCGAATTTACTATCTGGAGCAAAGAGTATCTCAAATAAAACACTACGATGGGATTTTGGTGACGGTGCATATTCAACTGACCTTAAACCCACACATAGCTATCAGTGGCCAGGTGAATATAATGTTACATTAACAGTATTCGATAGCCAAGGTAATGCTTACGATAGTACGTTTATACCCACAATTGAAGTATACGACTTTATTTCTACTCAAATTGCTTTTGAGGATTTTAAAAGCTTAATATACGATATACCTGCCGGTAAACTAATTGACCCGCTTACAATTAATACGTATTTCAGTTGGCAGCATTATTATGCATTGAGTGCCACAGGGATTACAATTAATCTTTATGCATCCGGCGCTCATGGTGCATATGATTATATTGCAACATCATTATATGATAAATGGAGTCATTTAAGATCATTAAGCCGCTTTTATGTATTATCAACAATCGGTAGTACAGAAAATTATGTAACTGTTGACAGCGTTCAACCAACCCTGACTGAAATATACGTTAAAAACCAAAATAATCAAATCCAGCTTTGCCAAGCATCAGATCCCGGTAGCATGTTAGCCGGGGTAACCGGTACGAGTCAGTTCTGGTATACTGATGATGCGCCTGCCAATCTATTAACAGAAAACCCCCCTATTATAATTTTTGCATCCGTTGATAATGCAAAATTTAATGATGCTTTTACGCAAAAGAC